CGCACATAAATGGTACTAGTGTTCCTATCGTTTGTGTATTTCTCCATGCGTAGCTTAAATCGTGTGTTGATCTTTGATATTTACGCATTGATACGGACATTTTGTTATTGTCTCCGATGGTATTTTTACCGATGTTTTTTTTAATCATGTCTGCCATAATTTATTCCTCCTCTTTTTGTGCGTTGTTTTTGATTTCTTGGCCTTTCTTTTTTTCTGCTTCTGTTAATACTGCGAACAGACTTGCTGTTAGATTCCAATCGGTTTTGTTTATTTTTGCTTGAGCCTTTTTTTCTGTTTCGAATTCTTCCCAGCTTGCTAGTCTGTCACCGATTGTTATCATATAGAATTCTTCGTCGTCTCTTTTAATTTTTCTTACTTTGAATACTTCGTTAAAATCTTGTTTCATAATTGGTTCATTTTATTGGTTTAACATTAATTGCTGTACTGTCTACTTTGGTACTCTGCTCTGTTTGCTGATTACCACCGTTATTGTTTTTAAATATGCTCATACTCATAGTACAGCTTTGTACTGTTAATGTTGTGAGCACCCCGATAATGAAGGTAGAGATCAATTTAACGATCTCTATCCATTGTTTAATAGTTGGTTTTACCATAAATTTAACTGTTTCTTTTGTTCTACTTTTCTTTGTTCTTCTTGATTGTCTTTTGTAAGCCTTAATCTGATTTGTCCTCCTTTCTTTCGGATTAAGTATTCTTTCAAGACGCATCCGTTCATATCTATTTTCCAGCCGGTTATTTCCTGTTCGTTTTTCATTTTGAAAGCGTGATAGCGTTTGAACATTCTATAATCGTCTGTTGATTTTGTACTTATTTCACTATAATATTTTACGTATTTTTTCATTCTAGAATTTCTATTTTAATTATTCTGTTCGGTTCTCCTATTAACTCTTCCAGATCGAATTGCTTATATATGCGGTCTACTATATCTGGCATGAAAAATGCGTCTACGAATATTTCCTTTGTTTTTATTCCGCCTTCTACCTTACATGTTATTTTTACGTTGTTCGGTTTTTCGATTATAATACAATCTCCTTCTACTTTGAAATCTACGCATTTGTCTATTAGTTCGCAGACTTTCTTTTTTAAATCTTCTCCGTTTCTGAAATAAATGTTCTGTTTCATAATTTTATGTTTTTTGATTTGTCATTTTGATGTTGCAAATGTTGTTACTTTTTTTGTAATAACCAAATATATTTACATATTTTATAAAGAAAAGTAGATAATTCAACAAAATTGATATTCTATTCAACAAATTTGATACCCGATTAAGAACCGTTTGCGTTCTTTAACACAGCTTTTTTCTTTCTCTTTTGATTTGCTTGATTTGCTGTGCCATCAGTCGGCCGCTAGTCGGTTGTATCTTCAGCCTGCGTGGCGTTTGAACGCGCCTTAGGCAATAGGAGCTTGGCAAAGCTCCCTTAGCGTCTAGCACCTTGATATCGGCGGAGCCGCATACCACGCGAGCTTGTCTCGTGGGTGCACTCCCATCAAAACCCGCTGCTCGGAAGGTAGCTGCATCTTTGACGATAAGAGGAGTTGTGTCCCGCTATACACCTAGCGGGAAGGTGTGGAAACCGAAGAGGTTTCCCTGCAGTCGAGAGTAATATTGAGCACGTGCTGCAGAGGCCTTTTTCCGCATGGTCTTTTTTCTAGTATTCCTTTGGCGTTCTAGCCTTCTTAAATATTTTGCTTCTTCCCAATTTTGCGGATTGTCGTGATATAGTTTTGAGGCGCGATTACGGTGATATTCGAGTAGATTTTTATATGAGGAGTAATCGTCGATGAGGCACTTCTCTCCGCATATCCATACTATGCCCTTTTCGACTTTAGATAAAAAAAGCGCCTCACGTTCTTCTTCGGAATATATTTTATTCCGATAGTATATTGGTAAATTTATTTTTGCCCCGTTTGGCAGTCTGTATGTTTCATTTGTGTCTTTTCCTTTGAATTTGTTGTTTTTTGCGTTTGTTGATTTTTCGTATCCTTTTCCTATTCCTGCGCTACATAGTACTTTTCCTTTGAATTTCGGATGGTCTAAATCCGTTTTTAGCATATATTTGGTGATATAATTGATGGTGCGTTGTGACACATAGTTTCCTGTGAAGATGAATCCATTTTGCCATTTCTCTCTTATAATTGATTCTATTCCGCAACCCCAGAATATACCATGCAAGTGTAATCTTTCGCTTTTCTCGTGTCCTAATTCGGTAATGCACCAGTGTTTCACGCTTTTTTTTAATTTTTTGCGTATTCGTTCTAAAAACATCCTTAAGGCATATGTGGCTATGGTATTTTCGTCTTTTGATTTGCATTTTTTTGATAGTTGTTTGTAGTGTTCGTCATCGATTGTTAATGTATAGAATCCTGCGTTTGGATTTTGTTTTAACTCTTCAGTCATCCTTGTAACCCATGCTCTTTGTTTTTGTTTTCTGCATTCGTAGCACTCTCCGCATGCTGCTGTTACATACCGTAGTTTTTCATCAGGACAAGGAGGTATAACCCCCTTGTTCTTTTTTGTACTGCAGTATTTTTTGTTAAGTATGAGTTTTGGATACAAACACATTCTATTTTCCTCCTTTTGCTATTGAGCCAACTTTTCCCATTGGTGTGAGTCCACCTTGTACGGCTATATTGAGTAATCCTGTAATACAGTCTATTATTAATTTTTGTTCTTGTATGTCTAGTCCTTTTTCTCCTAGGTGTAGCCTGTTTGCGATATCTTGTGCATAATTTTCCATTTGTCCTCTAGATATTTCTACACTTTCTTGTTTGGTTCCGATTTCCGCCCACATTTGCAGTATTTTTTCTGGTATTGCTTTTGCTTCTGCATCGTTTAATTTTCCTTGAGAACCTTTTAGTGCTATATCTGCAATTGCTTGTTGTATGGCAAGGCTTGTTTGTGTGATCCTATTCTTTAATGTTTCTTTTTTGTATTCGTTATCTAGGTCTAACCCGTCTATTTCTTTGGCTAGTCTGTCTACTTCTTTTTCGATAAGTTTTATGTTCCAGCGTACTTCATCGGTTTTTTGTTTGGTGTAATCTACTGATGTTCTTTGTAATTCTTCTTGAGCATCCAGTAGTCTTGTATTGGCGTATATAAGTCCTTTTTTGACTTTTTCGTTTGACGTTTGAGCGATTATATATTCGATGTTTGCGTTTTGTAGATTTGTGTCTACTCCTGCAGTTTTTTTTGCGTCTGCTCTGTTTTTTTCGGCTTGAGAGTTGTTCAAGTCTATTTGGCTTGCTATTGCTGCAGCTTGTAGTCCCATTCCTCTACCTTGTTGTTTGATTCCCATTTCGTGTCCACTTGCTATACCTGCAGACATTCCTTGTGCTCCTGCTGCTGTTGCTCCTCCTCCGCCACTCATTCCGTATAATAATGCCGGGTTAAGTCCTGCAGCTTCTAAGTGTCTTTTTTGGTTTTCGTAGTTGGTGTAATCCCACATTTCTTTGTTGAATTGTTGTCCTAGTTTTTGGCTTTCGATGTTGTAACCGTGTTGTATAGCCATTTTTTCCAGGTCGTATTGATGTTGGCGTTTTGCGTCTTTGGCGCTCATTGCTCCGCCTATGGCGTTGTTTGCTACACTTATACCCATTCCAGGTATCATGCTTACTATTCCTTTTCCGACGCTTTTGAATACGTCTCCTACTTTACTCCAGAATGACATAATGATTTGATTTAAATTAATATTTACATTGTTTTCGCGATTTTTTAAAATCGTCTTTCTATTTACTAGATATATAATGCTACATGCGTACTTTTAAGGTTTTATTTAGGGGAATTTTTTACAATTCCCCCTGTAATGTACCTTGTAGCGAAGAGGGTTTTACCCTCCTTTTTTTTAGTTATCGCTTGGTGTACCTCCTTCGGTTTTATTTGGTACGTTTTCACCGAATTTGTCGTCACGTTTGGCCATTTTTGCAGCGTTGATTTTATCCATTGCGTTTTCTGCAATATCCCAACGGTCGGTTCTAACGTTGTATGCAGGCAGTACGCCTTGTTCTCTATCTGTGTAGATGATTGGTGCTCCGTCTGTAATTGGTGCTTTTTCTTGTACGATCCTGGCGACTTTTGTTTCGATTGTTTCGCCTTCATAGGTTTCTACACTTTTTAAGTTGTATGTACTTTTTACTATTGCTGTTTTCATAATTGTAATTATTTTTATAAGTTTGGTATTACTTTTGCGCTCATTTTTCTGCGAACTTTTGCTCCAATTCCTAGTTGCACCCAGAAGTTCATTGCGTCTAAGCTTGTGTCGGCAAAGATGTAGTTGTATTTTTCAGGGTCTATATAGGTTGTAAGGTCATCTATAGTTAAATCGTTGTTTATTTCATATCTTCTGTTTAAGATCATGAACATTTCATTGTCTGGTATTGCGAAATTCCCGAATACTTTGTTATAGTTTGTCATGTAGTCTAACCATGCTGGTTGTTTTCCTACTGTTTTTAATGCTACGGTATTATCTGCTGTTAGTTTTGCGTCCCACCATGCCATTTTGTTTGTGGTAAGGTCTTGGAATCCGATTGCGTCAAGTGCTGGTTTATGTAAGTCATCTAGTGTGTCTAAATCTACGTCGAATCTGTTTCCTTGTGAATAGTCGATTCTTGGTGTAATGCTTACTATTCCTATAATATAACTTGGTTCGTCAATTTTGATTTTTACTGTGCCTCCTTTTAATCCTGTATTTTGTCCGCGTCCAGCAAGCGTTCCTAACGGTTCGTTTTCTGTTGCGCTGTTACTAATTACTTCCTGAAATATGATTTCACTGCTGAATCCGCCTTCGTAGATGGGTGTTTCGCTTCTTTCGGTGTAATCGTTTGTATATACGGTTTGTATCCAGTCTTGATATGAACCCCCGCTTACTGCGATTCTGTTTAGCATATCGTAAACTTTTTTTGCAAGGTTAAGGGTGTCCATTGTAAAACTACCTGAACTTACGTCGATAGCGGTTATTTCGTTTATCCCTCCTTCACCGTCTAACCATTCGGTATTGATCCAGTTGTTGAAGATGTCGCTTTGGTAGGTTTTGAGGGCTAGACCTTGCATAGGGTATTTAGTTTTTAATTTATCGCCTATTCTACTTGCTAAGCTTCCATAAGGTTCTATTGAGTTTTCATTTATGACATATTCGGTGTTTACTCCTGTGTTTTTTAGTATATCTTCTCGCATCGTGTCTAGGTTTGCTAGTTCGAATGCGGATATGTTTATTTTTTCGTATTCGATACTTAATGCGTATGTATTTTGGGGGATATTATTTATATTGATTGTTATTTTTCGATTTGCGAGATTTACTTTTGCGTCTCCTATGTCTGTTATTTTTGCGCGAATTGTAGTATTGTTGCTGGTATATTTTATTGCTACGTATTTTATGTTTAAAGTTATTGTCTCTGGGTCGCTGTAATCTAGTGTTATTATATCTCCGTTTTTTATTGGAGTGTACATTCTTTCTGGTGTAGTTATTATTGTATCTCCGTTTTTATATTGAGTTATTGCTATGCTTTTATTTATAAAATATGCGTTTGTTTCTTGTTTGTTTGCGTGGTAGTTTTTGAATATATCCCAATATGCCAAGCCTGCTGTTATATTTTTTTTAATTTTTGTAGCTGCGTTATTACTTGGATTTGCATACCCTTTTAATCCTAGATATGACAGTAAGCAACTTGGGTTTATTTGGCTAAATTCACCCATGGTTGGTGTAGCTGCGTCTTTAATTCTTTCTAGGCTAACCTCGATTTTTGGTAATTTTACCTGTGACATTTTAAGCCCGATTCCTAGTGCGTTATTATGTAATAATCCGTTGTATAATCTGATTGGACATACATAGTATTCTCCTTGCAATTTGAATGAACCGAATAATGGTCCTACTGTTGGATGAGTTAATACGCTTGCTTCTGTGTGTAATTCCCATGTATCGCCAGGTAGTCCGATTTCGCACATAAATGGTACTAGTGTTCCTATCGTTTGTGTATTTCTCCATGCGTAGCTTAAATCGTGTGTTGATCTTTGATATTTACGCATTGATACGGACATTTTGTTATTGTCTCCGATGGT